CCAAATTCAGTAAAAATAGTATTACCGGGCGTTAGCAAAAACGGTTGAATAAACTCAAGCTGTTCTTTACTGTGTGCTGTAAATGTTAACTGTGCTTTGCCAAAAAATCCACCAGTACCTCCATAATCTGCAGTAAGCGACGTAATTGTAAGCGGTGGCATTCTTCTGCTATTATTTATTTCTACAGTTTGTTTATTTCGTATAGTTTTTCCTATGTATTGTCTAGGACCATATGACTTTTCAAAATTATTATTAATATCTTTTCCAAACTCTATAGTCAATCCTTCAATTTTTGATATATTAGGTTGTGATATTGACGTTGATTGAATTTGATCTACAGATCCATCTGAAAAGGTAACTTCTTGTAAACAATTTACTCTTAGAAAAGGAAATCTATCTTCTATTGTTTTTGGATTTTCTGTCCTATTATTTAACTCTGCGATTACAGCATCAGGAAATACATTAAAATCAAGCTGCTGTTCTTGTTTTACTAATGTTCTCATTAGTTTATTTTTTTAATTTCATCAAATATAATTTGAATATCCGCTGGTATTCTAATATAAGAAAGTCCTGTTGTAAATAATGAGTTTCCAGAAATATTATTATATGCAGCAATAGCCCACCATAGCGTTGGATCATTAAATGCATCTTGTGCAATTACATCAAGACGTGTATAGTCATCTACTTTTATGATAACATCATCAGACCTTTCTTTAAATTCAGGAAAAATTATTGAAGAATAGTGTATCTTTTTATCTATTCTAGATTTTTGTTTTGCAAATTTTATACGGCTCATAGCTGTTTTGTTCTAACAAAGTCTTGCCATATTTTTTCTCTGTTAAATCTGGCTTGCCTTGTGTTTATACCTTCATCAAGCTGATCTAAAAATAGCTCTTGACGTTGAGATTCAATTGCTTGATCCTGCTGACTTAGCTGATTAAGAATATTTCTTTCTTGTTTTTCTAACTCAAGTATTTTTTCTCCTGGTGGATTTGCTGCGAACTGTGGTTTAAGTGTTTCGGGATTTATTCTTTTACGTGATATTCCTATAAGAGGTTCATTTGTTCCAAGCATATTTACACCGCGTGCTCGTGGTAAATCACGTGTAATATTTCCTGATATAGTTATTGTAAGATTTGATGGCCTTCCTTCATAATGATAAACGCCATCGTCGCCTGTAATTGCAAGAGACGTTAAATAAAATGGTACCTCATTCATATAATTTCCTATAGAAAGCTTTAATATATGAGGCTGTATAAAACCGTCATTGTTTATTCTGTTTTCATATTGAAACGATTTAAGTGTATTTATTTTATCATATACTAATTTTGAGTTATGAATACCAGTTTCTTGAGGAAATATAGGTGTATCAAATGTAAATGAAACTGTTCTAGATGTACCACTATATTGATATAATGCTTCTGGTTTACCAATATATTGTACTGCGGTTTGTGTAACGTTTGCTGAATCTGTTAGTGCTGTAAAATTTGCCATCGGAAATATTAGATATTCAGGTGTTGATGGCACATTTAAAATAGTAAAAACAATAAAATTATTATTTATATATCTTTCAATAATATCATCTTTGTTACTAGTTTTTCCTCCTTGTTGTGTAGAAGAAAATACAGTACTATGAAACTTATCTAAGTTTTGTACATCTCTCGGATCTTTTGATTGTATTATTTGCCCGGCAAGTTCTTGCTTAAGCTCTTGTGTTGAACGTGCATTTAGCGGATTATTATTAACATCTCGACGCCCACTTCTATTTGGCGATAATAATCTGTTTGTAATAGAAGATGTGCTAGGTATTTTTGATCTAATACTTTGATTTAATGCACGCTTTATAGATGAGCGCTTATTATCTAATATTGATTGCGCGGCATTTCGTCTAATATCCTTTGCGCTAACGCCATTTTTTGATTTAAATGTAAATAAATCTTCTACAGCGCTTCCACTAATTCCTAAAGGTCCGAATATATTTTTTATAATTTGACGGCCAACACCGCTTAACCCTGTATTTCTTCTTACTCTTTTTTTATATTCTTGAATTTGTGTATCTATTTCAGCTCTATCATCATTGCCAAGAGAATCATATGATTCTTTTATATAGTTTTTTAAGTCTTGATTTGGCTCAAGTGCATCTGCTAAAAATGCAGCAAAACGAAGTCTATATGCTTCTTTTTGTTTTTCTATGTCTTGGCTTATAGTTTTCATATTAATTAAGAATACCTACTTGATTTAGCTACCCCTGTTGATACTTTTTTACCATCTAAATATGTATTAGCAGTAATACCATTTTTAGCTAAATTATTTATAGAATCTGTAGCATCTTTTAAAATAGAAGCCATTTGATTTTGTTGGTTTTGCTCTTTCGTTATTTGTGATGGATCTGTTGAAATCTGTTGCGTACTACCCATGCGTGGACCGCGATATTCAAATCCCTGGCGCTGCGGCCGCATTCCAAATCTTCCGCCGCTAGCATAAGTAGGTGATTGAAATTTTTTTTCAAGCCTTCTTTGACGAATCGCCGATGGTATTCCAAATATAGCATCAATAAGTATATCACGGATTGAAGCCGAAAAACGGTCAACCAGCTGTTCAATATTTTTTGCATTTGCAATATAATCAGCAATGTTTTGTATATATGATGCAACGTTTTGTATTGTTTGTTGAAATGTATCGCTATCTATAAGCGCATTGAGCTGATTAACTAAATTTTCAATTGCACGCGTAACTGGAGGTGATGCAAATATTCTAAAGAATGTTCCTCTGATTCTATTTGTAATTAGTTCAATATTACCTAGTGCTGAGATCCTTGTTTTTTCGTCAATTCTATCTCCACGCTGAATTGCTTTTTGTATTTTTTGCTGTTTTACTAGTTCAGCAACAGTTAGTCCAGTTGCTTGTTGAATTGCTTGAGCATCAAAAAATGTTAGTTTAGTTAAATCTCGGCCTGCTCCTAGCTGCCGAATTACTTCTTCTGTTGCTTCAGCCGTTTTGCCTACAATTGCAAGTCTTCTAGCTTCATTAAAATTTAGTTGTCTGCCTAAACGCACACTTAATTCAAATTCTGCAGGAATAGACGTTTGAAAATCTAATAGGCTTTTTGCAATATCTGCAGTTTGAGAAAGTGTTAATCCAAGCCTAGTTGCAAGAGTTGCTTGTCTTATTAAAGATTTTTCTGATAAGCCAAAATTTGTTACAACTTCATCATATCCTTCAACAAGATTTTTAATAATTGCAGGGCCTATTGCACCTAAGTCTTCTATAAAACTTCTTGCTGTTTTTGCTGCTTGATTAAGTGTTAAATCCTGTGTTGCTGAAATTACTTCAATTAACTTTGCGGCATTTTCTGCGCTTAATCCAAATCTAAGTGCAACATCTGCTGTATTTCCTGCTAGCTCTTTTGTAAATCTTATTGCAGCTGAAAAATTTGCTGTAAGCGAGTTAATTGCATCTGCTACTAATTGCATATTACCACCTAAAATATCAAACTGAGCAGCTTCTGTTATTACTTGACTTATATTACTTGAAAGAATTCCAGATGTTTGTGCAACATTAGCAGCTGCTTTATCAATTGCTATAAAGTTTGTAACAAATTGTTTAGCGGCTAGTGCAAGTGCAGTAATAGCAATAACAATTGCGCCTATACCGGTTGCTGCAAAAGCTGCACCAAGCCGTAATGCTGCAGCTGTTGATCTTTTAAGTGCGGTCGGTAATTTTTTTCCAACAGTTTTTTCCAGTGTTTCAAATAAAAAATTATTTAATTTTATAGCATTATTATCAAATGACCCGTAAAAATTCTTAATTTTTTTAGCTACAGCTGAAACTGACCGTCCAAACGACTTAGTTGCTGATTCGACTCGTTCGGTAAAAAATAATACATTTGTTAATGTTTTGCCAAGCGCTTCTTGTACAAGCGTAAAATCTGCTAATTTTTCTGTAGCGTCTTTTGTAGATTCTGAAACATCTTTTTGACTTTTTGCAAATTTATTAGACGCTTCTGTAGATTTTTTTAAATTTTTTTCATATTCTATAGCTGCATCAGAGTTAGCTTTAAGTATTAATCCTTCTTTTGTAGTATACTCAGATGCATTAGAAGAATTACCAGAATTGTTATTATTTTCTTCAGCCATATTATTTATAGATTATGTATATAAATATTTAGCTGATTTAATTTATTATCTAGATGCTTTTTTATATTCTTTTTCTTTTTCTTGTTGAACGTTGTTGTGCTCTGTAAACACAATGTTGCGTTCAACAACTGACATATGATATATGTCATTAAAAGAATATCCAGGATTAGAAAGCAAAAAATAAAATATTTGCTTTCTTAGCTCAGTTCTATAGTTCTGCGGTAGGGTAAAAAAAGTTGATCCCTATCGGGATCTCCACCTCCTGCCCATTTAGAGTGACTTTAAAGTCAATGTCGGGCTCGACTTCTCTTATAAATAATTTAATTGCCATGCTATCTCGTGCAAGAAGCTCTTCATTAACAAATGTTCTTATTCTTGCATTTGATTCGTCGCCATCAACCGCATGAATCATATTAATTAATGTTGTTGTATTTCTATTTGATGCAAGGCCTGCTTTTTCAACTGCATTGATTTGCTCATTGATATTTGCCAAATCTTCTGAATTTATTAGTTTTAATACTAATTCCTTGCCAAATAATTCAGGCGTAAATGTAATATATCTTGAATTATTAAATAAATCAGGTTGTCCTTTATCATTTACTGTCGTTAAGTCTACTGATTGCTTTTTGCCTTCATATTCAAATTCATATGTTTTTCCGTATGCAAGAATACGCGCAGCAAGCAGTAGTTTGTTTTTATCGCCAGCAGTTAAGTCATTTAAATTAATATCTTCTGTAACAATTAAACTTTCTAACAGCTTATCTATTACAACACCGCTTTCTATAAATGTTTGCGTCGTAAGAATGTCTTCTTCTTTTGCTGTCATGTATTTAATCTCAACCTGTCCAGATGATAGTGGATTATCTGGCGGATATACACGACCTTTTGATGGTAGATCTACTAGTTCAGTAAGCATAACAATTAATTAATAAAATTTAAAAATCTAAAACTGCAAAATCATATGATAGTGTTGCTGTAATATCAACAAGATCATCAGATGCATAATCAAGCGTATTAAAGTTTACACTTTCAATAAATGCATTGTTTAGTGTAAATTGTTCAACCGCTGTACCGTCTGGGCCTAATAATTGAAGCTTGATTTGCTTTCTATAATCAGATTTAAATCCAGCAACACCTGTAGCAAACTCATAATGCTGTCTAAACCATTCATTAACTTTTTGTGCACCAGATGGTACAATAGGATCTTGAAATGTAATATCAAGTGTATCCCATTGATATTTACCTGCTACATATCGTTTCGTATTAATAAAATCAATTTCTTTACGAGTACTTGTAATGCTAGGTCTATTTGCTGATTTTACAAGATATGCTGGAATGTCTAAGTTGTCTCCAAAAAAGAATACAAACCTATTTTGATATTTTGGTTCGTAATCGGTAAAAGCAAGATTTTCAAATGCCATGTTGTTTCTCTTTTAATATAAATATCAATTATTCATAGTTTTACGCTGGAAATTCAGCTCCAGTAGGAAGAACATTAAAGTCAAGGACAATAAATTCTGCAGATCTTGCAGGCTGAACAAATATTTTACCTACGAGCTGGTTTCTATCAATGACTTCTGGTGTATTTACTGATTCATCTACTACTACTCTAAATGCAAATAGTCCTTGTCTTTGTTGTACATCTTGCAAATATGGCTCAACAAGAGATAAAAACTTATTACGTGTCGTTGTAGTATTTTGATCAAATACTAAGAATCTAGATGTAGATGCAATAAACTTTTTAAGATTAATGAGTAAACGTCTAACGTTGATTCTATCAAGCGCTGATGCTCTTACTTGCAGTGTTTTTTGTCCAAACGCTACAATACCTTGACCTGGAAATGATACAATTGGATTTACTTTACCATTGTATAATGTATCCATGTCATCGCGCTTTAATCTCTTATAAAGATTAATTGCTTCTGTAATTCCACCGCGGTTTAAACCTGCAGGAGCAAACCATTCTGCAGCAATACTATCATTAAACGCGTAAACTCCAGCCATTACCACGGAAGGTGGTACAAACTGTGGTTTATTTGTATCTGGGTTAATAATTTGAACCCATGGATAATATGTGCCCATAAATGAACTATCATATCCAGATGCATATTGTATTACGTCGCTAATATTATCAGTTACGTTTGCAAGATCTGAAATATAAAATACATCAGATCTATCTTCTACAATTTCTTTTGCTCTATTTATTACAGCTTGACCACCTAATGTTAGATTTATTCCAGGTGTAATTAACAGATTATAATCAAATTCTAACGGATTTGAAATTGCATTAAGAGCTTTAATATATGCAAGTGATCCCGATGCAGTAGATGAACTAAAATCTAATCCTGCATTATTACTACTTGTAGCATCTTTTCCAATTAAGCGTTTGCGCGTTGGATCTCCACCATCAAATCCACCCTGGAATCCAACTGTAAATCGCCTGTTTGTTTGAGCAACAGATCCAGTTGCAGATGCAGCAAATAAATCAGTTGGCAATGAAAAATCAGATGATGTTACTGGCGTTGACGCTGATAATACAGAATCTTTAATTGGTGCATGATAATATTCCCAATCAAGAGAGCTATCAAAGTTTACTCCAAAGTGTGTTTTTGCAGAACCCGTAACATCACCGCCTGCAGATAAATAAGGAATATCAGGAACATTAGATGTACCAAGTGGATTTATATATCCAGTAAATCCTGCGGGTGTGGCTGTTGTAGGAATTGTATCTGCATTAGCAGCCATTTCTACTCTAATATTATTAGATCTATTTTGATATGATCCCTCAATTGTTGTATCGCCATTTTGTGCAATAGTTCTATACTGATCGCCAATTCTGCGTGCAATGAAGTTAGGAGATCCAGGATCTAATGTAAGACCTGAAAATGTTTCTTTAACGACTGGTCTGTTATCAGTGTCATTAAAGTCTCTTACAAATACAGATCTAAAAATCTCTATTCAAAACGTAAAGCGCCCAATTGAAACAGGCGCAACATATGCAATTTTTGATGTAATTGTATCTGTACCTGTTGACAGTCTATGAAATTTAAATAAATCATATACTGTTCCGGCAATATTTTGTGATTTAATAAATGGTGTGAATGCACCTAATGGCTCACCATTATCTGAACCATCAAAGTCTAAATCAACAGATGCAGATGATAAAGTATATCCAGTTGCATTAAATGATTCAGAGTTTGTTGTCTGAAAGTGTGCATATACATATGCATTTGTAGGACCTTGAGGATTTGTTCCTAATACTTTTGGAAAATACAATTCATCAGCAGGATCAAATGATCCACTGAATGTTCCAACACTAGTTGATACATACAAATTTTTTCCGTCTTCAGTTATATCTTCTACTGAAATAGATGAATTGCCATTTGCTGGTGCTAAAATAATAGATGATGTTACTGCTCCATCTGCGAGAGTAATTTCTGTACCTGTATGACTATATCCACCAGTATCTCCGACACGAACAACTGTAATTGTATTTGAATTTTGTAGTATATTTTGGACTGCATATGATGCGTAATGCTTTTCATTAGTACCTCCAAATACTTCTCTAAATTCTTCTGTACTAGAAATGAGTGTCGGTGTAAATGCAGGCCCCTTAGAAAATGTACCAACAACAGCAGAGCCTATTTCAGCAATGCCTTGTGGTAAAAATGAAAGGTCGTTTTCTTGTGTAAAAACGCCAGGTGATACAAATTTTTCAGCCATTTAAAATCCTCAAAGTATTTTTATATAAATATAGTCTCACACTTACAAAAATACAATTTATTCATCATCTTCAGATGGCTCAAATTCCCATGTATCGGTATTTAATGTACCTTTACCATATTTTTGAAATAAAAGCTGTTGATGGTCTCGCTGTCTGCGAATTGCATCTTTATAAGAATCAATTAGTTGCTGCTTTTTTGTTTTTGTTTTTTCAA